GTCAATGAAATGGTCCGGACCCTGGCGTTCCGGGTGGTCATGCGTGCCAGTGAGGAAGAAGACGAAGATATCAGTGTGGATGATCTCAAGTCCCTGGCCATCTCCGTGCATCGCCTGGAACAGGCTGCGGAAAAGAATGCGGCTGTGGAGGCCAAGATCCGGCATCAGGCCCGTGAGCAGGCCATGCAGGAAGCAGTTGATACCGTTGAACAGATCGCACAGAAAGGCGGGCTGTCTAAAGATATTTCACAGGCCGTCCGCCGGCAGTTACTGGGGCTCAGTTCATGACAGCCGATGTCCTGATACCGGACACCTCCCAGGTGGAAGCCCCGCCCGTTCTGCTGCCTTATCAGCGGGAATGGGTGGAGGATAAGTCTCAGCTCAAGGTGGGGGAAAAGTCCCGCCGGATCGGCCTGACATGGGCAGAAGCGGCCGATGACGTGTTGATTTCCGCCGAGGAAGGGGGCCAGAACTGCTATTACATCGGGTACAACCAGGACATGGCCGTGGAGTACATCGAAGCCTGCGCCATGTGGGCCAGGGCGTTCAACTGTGCCGCGTCCAGCGCCCAGGAGGGTTTGTGGGAAGAGGATCAGGAGGATAAATATATCAAAACCTATACCATCCGCTTTCCCGGATCCGGCAAACGGATTGTGGCCTTATCCAGCCGACCGGCCAACCTTCGCGGGAAACAGGGTGTGGTGATTATCGATGAGGCTGCGTTCCATGACCAGCTGGAAGAGCTGCTCAAGGCAGCCATGGCCTTGCTGATCTGGGGCGGGCAGGTGCGGATTATTTCCACCCATGACGGAGATGACAACCCGTTCAATGACCTGGTCAAGGAGATCCGGGCCGGGAAAAGAGACGGGTCCGTGTTCCGGTGCAGCTTTATGGAGGCGGTTGAACAGGGGCTTTATCGGCGTGTTTGTCTTCGCACCGGCATCGAATGGACCGAAGAGGGTCAGGCCGAATGGGTCAAAAAAGTATATGGATTTTACGGGGAAGATGCCACTGAAGAGCTGGACGTGATTCCCCGGCACGGCGGCGGGGCATGGCTTTCCATGGCCATGATCGAGTCCTGCATGAACCCCGATATTCCGGTGGTGGAATGGTCTCCGCCGGCAGATGACTTTGTGGACTGGGACCTGGGGGCTGCCGAACGGGAGACCCTGTACTGGTGCAAGGAACGCCTGGACCCGCTGTTGAAGCTTCTGGACCCGAAGCTGAGGCATGCCATGGGCAGCGACTTTGGCAGGACCGGGGATCTGTCCGTGTTCTGGCCGGTGGTGGAACTGCCGGACATGACCATCCACACCCCGTTCATGGTGGAACTGAGAAATGCGCCGTTCCGGACCCAGAAGCTGATTTATGACTATATTGCCGACCGGTTGCCCAGGCTGTCCGGCCTGGCCCTGGATGCACGTGGCAACGGCCAGGCCCTGGCAGAATATGCCAGGCAGGATTACGGCGCCCACATGGTGGCGGAGGTGATGCTTTCTCAGGCATGGTACCGGGAGCACTCACCCAGGCTGAAGTCTCACTTTGAGGACCGGACCTTTGACATCCCCAGGCGCAACACTATCGCCGACGATTTCCGGGGCATGCGCATTAAAAACGGCGTGGCCATGCCGCCGGAGGGCAGATCCGGTGCCGGCAAAAGCCAGCGGCATTGTGATGCCGCCGTGGCCGCCATCATGGCCCTGTATGCCATTAAGGTAATTTGCGGGGATATTGTGGCCCCCATACCGGTTACCGCCGGCCCGGGCATGACCCGGCAGATGATGAGAGGATATTGAGCATGATACTGGACCAGTACGGAGATCCCATCAAGATCGACAAGCGAAGCCTGACCACGGAAATGGCGGAGTGGTCTACCGCCACCGGCACCAGCTACGATATCCTGCCGGACCCGGACCCGATTTTAAAAAAGCGGGGAGACGATGCCACCGTGCTCGATGCCCTGGCCGCGGACGACCAGGTGACCATGGCCATGCAGCTGCGCAAACGGCGGGTGACCAACAAGGGGGATTACGATTATGCGCCGGGTCAGCCGGAAAAGGGCAAAACCGCCTCAAAAAACGCGGTACAGCTTTCGTTGGACCTGACCCATGACCTGGCATCGATCAAGCTTAAAAACCAGTTTAACGCGATCCTGGCGGCCAATTTTTACGGGTATTCCGTGATCGAGCTGTACTGGGGGGTGGACGGGGGCCGGTACAAGCTGGTTCATATGGAGGAAAAACCCCGGTCCTGGTTCACGTTTTCAGGCCGTGGCGAGCTGCTTTTCCTGGAGAACGGCCGGGAAAAGCCGGTGCCCTACGGCAAGTTCCTGGTGGCCCGGCATGAGCCGACGTATGAAAACCCGTTCGGCCTGCGCCTTTTGTCCCGGTGCCTGTGGCCGGTGGCGTTCAAGCGCTCCGGCGTGGAATGGTGCATGAAGTTCCTGGAGCGGTACGGGATCCCCTGGCAGGTGGCAAAGGCCCCGTCCAATTTTGACGATGCCGGCAGAAAATCCCTGGCCACCTCTCTGGCCGCCATGGTTCAGGATGCGGTGGCCGTGCTGCCGGCAGGGGCCGAACACAGCATTGTGACCGTGGATGCCAAGGGCGGGGCCGACACGTTCATGAACTTCATGAACTTCTGGAATGCGGCCATCTCCAAGGTGCTGTCCTGCCAGACCCAGAGCAGCGAGATCACAGGCTCCACCGGCACGTATGCGTCCTCTCAGACACACTATGAGGTGCTGGGGGATGTTGCGGAAGCCGATGAGCTGCTGGTGTGCGATGCCATGAACGACCTGGCCGTGATCTATGCCCGGGTGAACGGGTCTCAGGAATACCCGCCGGTGTTCTCGTTCACCGAAGCAGAGGATCATATGGCCCAGGCCGACCTGGACAAAAAGCGATGGGACGTGGGTGTCCGGTTTACCAAGCCGCATTTTGAGCGCCAGGGCCTGGAGCCGGATGAATTTGAGCTGGCCCCGGAACCGGCCCCGTTTCCAGCGGGCGGACAGGCGCCTGATTTTTCCGGTACCGGTCAGGCCGGCGCCGGCACTCAGGAGTTTGCCGCCGGCAAGCCGTTTACCGAAGAGCAGCAGGCCCTGGAGGACCTGGCAGACGATTCTTTAGGCCGCGTGGCGGATGGGGTGGGAAAATTCCAGGCAGAACTGATTTCTGCCGTGGAAGCGGCGGACAGTTTCGATGATCTGATTCTCCAACTGGAACAGGCGTTTCCGGAATCGACCCTGGGTCAGTTTGAGGACATCCTGGCCCAGGCCATGACGGCTGCCAATATGTTCGGCCGGTATCAAATCATCCAGGAGGCAAAGTAATGGCCTTCACCTTCAAGCCCGGACCCCCGCCTGATGCCTGGCAGTTCTGGCAGGACAAAGTACCCATGTCCCGCAAGGAATTCAACCGCCTGGCCGATGACGACCGGGTCAAGGCCTTTATCGTTGGCGGCATGGCAAAGGGTGACATGCTTACTGCCATGCATGATTCCATTGGCACGGCGTTGGCTGAGGGCCAGGGATTGAAAACCTGGAAAAAAGATATCCGGAACCTGTTTGATCAGAACGGCTGGACCCAGATGCAGAACTGGCGCCTGGACAATATTTTCCGGACCAACGTGCAAACGGCCTTTAACGTGGGCCGGTACGGGGGCATGCAGGCCGTGACCAAGGCCCGGCCCTGGTGGCGGTATTCCGCCATAAACGACTCCAGAACCCGCATGACTCATTCAGCCCTGCACGGCCGGGTGGTGCGGCATGATGACCCGTTCTGGGATAAGTTCTATCCGCCCAACGGGTTCCGGTGCCGGTGTACGGTGACGAGTCTGTCTGACCGGGATCTGGACCGCAAGGGATACACGCCGGAGACCATCGAGCCCGGCCAGCTGCTGGAGATCCCGGACGGCCCCCAGAAAGGCCGGGCCGTGCCGGTGATGCCGGATAACAATTTCCAGAACAACCCGGGCAAATCCTACTGGCAGGCGGACACCCTCAAATACCGGGCCGATGTGCGCCAGCTGGTGCTTGCGGATCTGGCCGCCAGTATCCCGGACGGGCTTCTCCCGGACAGTGAGGACTATGCCAGACTGAAACGCCATCTGACTCAGGATGATCTTCAGGACATGCAGACCCTGGTGTGGGCCAGAGAAACCCGGGTCAGACAAGAGTTTACGCCATGGGCGGAACAGGCACTGGCCCGTGCCCGGGCAAAAGGGGAAGTATACCCGGTGGCAAAACTGCCGGCCGGGGTCCTGAATAAAATCGAAAAACAACCCCGGCTGGCTATGGTGACCCTGGACGACACCCGGCTGGTGGCTCTTAAAAAGCAAACCAAAGGCACTTTAAGCGTCCGGGATATCCGGCAGCTGCCGGACCGGCTGACAAACGCAGAATGGTCCGATGCCGGCGGCGGAAAATTCACGGCCCGGGTGCCGGTTGGCCGGTCAACGGCGGAAGCCACAGTCACGATTGACCATGATCTGGGCAAAGGCCGGGTGGCTAATCACATTACGGGGATGACAATCAAGGAGTAGGCAATGAGCGAATGGGACAAAATATTTCGGACCGGCAGGCACACCAGCAGCAACGGCATCACGCGTGAATGGACCGTGGAGGATCTGGACCGGCTGGTAAATAATTTTGAGAAAGGCGCACCGATTTTGATCCGGCATCCACAGGACCAGGACAAGGCATTTGAATTCGGCAAAATCGTCGATTTAAAGCGTGCCGGTGAATTTCTGGTAGCCCAGTACGCGGAAGTGCCCGAAATACTAAAAATGGCGGTAAAGCAGGGCCTCAATCTGGCAAAATCGATCTCAGTAGACCCTGTAAAAATGGCCATCCGGCATATCGGCCTTTTAGGTTCGGATCAAGCCCCGGCCATTGACGGCCTGGGACCGGCCAGTTTTTCATCGGCAGACGGCACCACGGACGGGGAAACCTGTCAGACATATATGTTTTCACAAACCCAAAGAAAGGAGACCACAGTGGACCCGAAAGACCAAAAGATTCAGGAGCTGGAGGACAAGATCAAAACCCTGGAGGCCGGCAAGGAAACCGAAAAGCTCCAGGCGGATCTGGATCACGCCAAAGACGACCTGAAAAAGGAAGCGGACGCGCATGCGGCCACCAAAGCGGAATTTGAATCCTACAAGCAGGAACGGGCGGATCAGGCCCTGGCGGCCCGGGTGGATCATCTGGCGGACACCGGCCGGATCCACCCGGCAGAAAAAGACAAGACCCTGGCCTATGCCAAAGCCATGGACGGGGAAAACCCGGTGATGGAATTCTCCGCTGCGGACGGCAAAACAGAAAATATTTCCCCCAGGGAGAACTTTCTGAGGGACCTGGAAGCAAGGGATGAAGATCACCACAAGCTGCTGTCCGAGTTTGCCAAACCCGGCAATGCCGGAAAAGCCGGCAGCGGAAACGGCAATGCCGGAGAGGATGACCTCAAAGACATCAACCAGTATGCATAACGCCTGACGGCCCGGCCGGCAGGATTCATTGACACGCGGCGGATTGCCGCCGCAAACGGAGGAAACAATTATGGCAATTTCAGGAAACATTTCATCCACGACCTACCAGGTGCTGCGGGCCGGGCTGCCCATGAACCCGATCAATGTGGCGCCGGTGCCTTTGGACGGGGATGACGAGATCTGGCCGGTGGGCCTGATTCTTGGCAAGAACGCGGACGGCACGTATTTGCCTTACGCAGAAGTCGAGGCGGTTATCGGCACCGGTGACGCAACCGAGACTGATTTTGACGACCAGGTTGGGCCCATTGAACCGGGGTCTGCCAGCGTGGCGGCCGGTGAGGTGGCATTTGCTGACGACGGATGCGGCAATTTGACCAGTGCCGGCGGTTCCGGTGTCATCAATTACCAGACCGGCGTGGTGGCGGTGTCTTTCACCACGGGGCCAGCCAGTGAAGCGGCGGTCACCCTGACCTACAAGCCGGATCCCTATGCGGTTCTGGATCAGGAAACCGACACGGATGACGCGGATTCCGCCAATGCGGTGGTGTTCGGCGCGGTCAAGAAATCTTTGCTCAAGGTGGGCGTTTCTGCACAGACCGAGCCCACGGACGCGATCCTTGCCCGTCTGGAAACCCGGCATATCCACGCGGTGTAGCCGGGCCGTATAATTCGGATTTACCCGTGGTTTAAACACGCTTTTAAATTGATTTAAAGGAGAACAAACATGTTGGATTTGAGAAAGTATTTCACCCCGCAAATGGTGGCCCAGCGGCTGAAACAGATGACGCCGCTCAAGACCACGGTGGTGGACACGTTTTTCGCCAGAAAGGTGAACCACCCCTTTGACAAGGTGGGTAGAAGCGACCTGACGTCTGTGGTGGCAGCCATTCCGTACATCAACCGGGGGGCCGGATCCCTGGCCATCAGCCGGGGCACCCTGAGCCTGGATGATTTCGAGCCGTTTGAAATCGCGGCCCATGATTTTTTCACGGCCGCGGACATGAACCGGCTGAAGAATCTGGACGAACAGAGCATCCAGGCGCGGCTGGCAGGGGTGGACGATATCCTGCGCCGGATCTGCAGGACCACCGCTGAGGCCATCAGTGCCAAGGCTTTGACCGGGACTATCGAGTGGCCGGTGCGGCTGGAAAACGGCGCCACAGACACCTATTCCGTGACGTTCGGGGATACCCTGGACTTCACCCCGGACACGCTCTGGGATGATTCAGCCATCAAGCTTCGCCAGGTGTTCGCGGATCTCCAGTCCATGGAGACCGCCATCCAGGATGCGGGATACGGTGGAACTGTCAAATTCTGGGCCGGCACGTCTGCGTACTCCCAGCTGCTGGCTTTGGCAGAAACCTATGCGGAGAACCCCAAGGCCAAGCTGCGGATCGAGATTTCTTCAGAGGGCATCACCATCGGCGGGTTTCTGATCCAGAAAATGGCTGAGACCTATGTGGACCCGGTCACTGAGACCGCCACGGCCAAAGTGGCCGCCAAAAAGATTATGGCCTTTGCCACGGATGCGGTGCACACCCTGTTCTACTGTGCCCTGGATGATCTGGACGGGAACCTGGCACCCATGCCGTATTTTTCCAAAAACGTGAAATCATCGGATCCGTCCGGCGTGAAAATCATCGGGCGGAGCAAGCCGTTTCCGGCCCCTGTGGTCAACGCGATCTGCTGGGCCACGGTGATCAGTTAAGGGGGATGGATGGGTTATTGCACATCTAATGATATCCTGTCGGCCGCGGCCGAGCAGAACATCACCCTGTACACAGATGATGACCGGTCCGGCGCTCCGGATGCCGGTGTGATTGCTGACGCGATCGCATCGGCATCCGCCCGGGTGGACTCGTATATCTCCGGGAGGTACGGCACCAATCTGGAGCCGGTGCCCGAGCTCGTGAAAAGTCTGACCGTGGACATCTGCATTTACAAGCTGTCCGGCCGGCCGGGCGATGCTCCGGCCACCTACCGGGACAACTATAACGATGCCATCCGGCTGCTGGAGCAGATTGCCAAAGGAGATGCGGATATTCCCGGTATCACCGTCTCTGAAGATGATGTAGAAGCGGAAACCGCCGCGGCCGTTGTGTCCCGGGACAAGCATTATACCGGTGCCGGTCTGGAGGGGTTCTGATGGCCGGGTTTGCACAGACATTTGAGTGGGATGATCGCCAGGTGCAGGCCATGCTGAAGCAGATGGTCCGGCATGTCCGGGATATGGACGAACCCATGGACGAGTTTGCCCAGTACATGCTCAATGAGACCACGGAGCGGTTTGAAAAGGAAGAAAGCCCAGCGGGTCAGGCATGGAAAAAGCTCAGCCCCATCACCGAGCTGGCCCGCAAAAAAGCCGGCAAGTCCGGGAAGATCCTTCAGGTGGACGGGATCCTGAAAAACTCGATCCAGGCGTATACCGGCAAAGCCGAGGGCGGCTTGATGGTGGATGGATCGGACCTGGAGTATGCCGCCATCCATAATTTCGGCGGATGGGCCGGCCCGGGCCGGAAGGTGAAGATCCCGAAACGGCAGTTTGTGGGTGTGAATGACGACGATATCAATGAGTTCAAAAACATTGTGGCGGACTGGGTCACGCTACAGGAAGGACGGCGGTGAAAACACTACTGACAACCATTCAGGCCCTGATCAGAGGGATTGACGGCATCGGCGATGCGGATGTTTTCATCTCAGCAGACAAAGGGTTGACACCCAGAGGTGCCCGGTTTCCCTGCATCGGGATCAAGGACGGCCAGGTGGAGCGCTCGTTTCTGATGGGGGACCGCACCGAGCTGACCCTGCCGGTGGAAATATACATCTACCAGCAGCTGAAGGTCAGCGACAAGGAGATCCTGGACGTGTTCGACATCGCATCCCAGGTGCATGCCCTGCTCCAGGACAATTATCTGGACGGGTATGTCAAGGATGTGGAGCCCGGCAGGGAGACCCCGGTGCAGCTGCTGTACCAGGACACCGGCATGGTGATGAGAAAAACCTTGTTTTATCAGTATAACAGAGAGGAGTAGAAGATATGTACCGACTTAAAAACGGGCAGGAGACCTTTGAGATTGTCGACGGTCCGGATGCCGGCAAAAGGTTTGAGCGGGGCCGGACGTATGACGCGGTGCCGGGAGCTGAAAAACACCGGTTTGAACTGGCACCGGGTCCGGATACGGCGGCTGCCCTGATCAAACAAATGGGGAAAAAGCCGGCGGAAAAGCAAACAGCCGGCCCGGCACCCGACAAAAAAACCGCTCCGGCCCCCCGGCCGGAAATTACGCCGGCGGAAAAACCGGCAGAGACGGCAGCACCCGCCGGCAAACCCACCGGTAAAAAAGGAGGCAAATAATCCATGAGATCCATTCGATCAAACCACAACATTATTGCGGTGTCGGCATATGCCATGGAAACCGCGATCAACACAGAGCAGACTTTGGATTTGTCGCTGCTGGCCAGCGTGGGTGATATCATCGCCCTGGATCCCCGGCGGGAGTCCAACGTCGATGAATTGACCGGCAAGGAAGAGCCGGACACGATATACGATTTGGGGGACACATCCCGGTTGACGTTGAATTTTCCCAAGGCCCAGCCCCAGCATTTTGCACTCTTGTATGCGTACGGCCTGGGGGCGATTGCCACGACTGCGGCCGGGACCGGGTTCAAGCACACCATCACACCCATTGACGGGGATCTGGAGGCGGCCCGGTCCCTGCCGAGCTTCACGGCGGCCCAGCGCCTGGGCAAAACAATTGCCAAAGAGCGTTTTGCCAGCATGTTTGTCAACAGCCTGACCGCCACATTCGCCAGAGACGACTGGTGTAAGATCACGGGAGAGTGCATCGGGACCGGAAAGTATGACAGCTCCATCACCGAAGAGAGCATTACGGATTCAGAAGACACCACCACCCTGACCCTGGCAGCCAATGCCGTGGCCGGTGCCACGGCCGCAGCTCGGCTGGATTCCATCCACGCCATCCGCGCGGAAACATCCGCCGGCGTATGGGAGGATGTGGCGTTTTCTGCGGTGTCTGATGCCACACCGGCAGTGATCACCATCACGGCCCCGGGCGAGGCCATCACCAACATCACATACAAGGTGCTGTACGCGCCGGCGGAAGTGGCGTGGATGACCATGCCGGCCCGGGTGGCGGAAACCCCGCTGCGGGTGTCTGAGATGACCTTCACCCTGGGCGGGGCCTGGAACGGGACCGCGTTTGTGGGCGGCAAGGAGCTGGGGGCTGAGATCAACAGTGTCGAGCACCGGCTGAGCAACAACGGCGTGTGCGAGTTTGTGCCCGGCGGATCCGGGGCCTATGCGAGTCAATACTTCCGGGAGGGCAGAGACCAGACCCTGGCCCTGGACCGGGAGTTCCGGGATTACATTTTGAGAAATTACATGAATCAGAATGAATATTTCGGTGCATCGATCCTGGCCGAAGGCGCGGTGTTTGATGATCCGCACAAATACAGCGTGCAGGTGATCTTCCCGCGCCTGGGCGTGCTGAACGCCCCGCTGTCCGCCAACGGCAAACGCCTGGGCGAGGCCGGCGATATGCAGGTGCTTGAACACGATACCTACGGGTCCTGCATCGTCATCGTCAAGAACCTGCAAGAAAATTACGCAGCGTAACGGATAGTTTTCAGTTTTAAGTGTTAAATTTTAAGCCCAAGGGGCAGCCGCTTAACACTTAAAACTTAACACTTAAAACTTTTTTCGGAGAAAAAAACATGAGAATTGCAAGCAAAAAACCCAACGTGCTCAGGCTTCATGACAACATATCCAACTCCAGCCTGGAGCTGTATTACCGGACTCCGACCGCAAAGGAGCAGGCCGCGTACACCAACGGCATGACAAAACGGGTCCGAAACAAGATCATCAACTGCACAGGCGAGTGCCGGCAGAAGTACGGCAAGGAGATTTTGATGGGCTGGCGGGATGGAGACTTCGGAGAAGAACGGGACGGCCAGCCTGTCGCCGTGTCATCCAGGCCCGGATGTGATGAGTACCGTGAGGACTGGAAAGACTGGTTTCAGCGTAACAACGCGGATCTGGTGGAGCGCCTGGCCATTCATGCGTTTGAGAACACATCCGATATGAATGAAGACGAAGAGCTCCCGGACGGGGAACAGGAAGAAACCGACCCAAACGCATAATCGAGCATGATCTTGAATACATATCAAAGGGGAACATCTGCGATGACCATGAGTTTGAAAAATGCCGGGAGGAAAACGATGACGCGGGGCTGGAGTGGGCCTGTGCCAACTGCCCGAAAATCCCGCCCTGGGAGATCCATCCCTACACCCAGAAGCTGTTGTCTTTCCGCAAACTCCAGGCCGCAGGGTTCCCTCTTGAAATTGACATGCTCGAATATGAGGAGTGGCTGGACCTGGGGAGGGTCAATCAATGTCTAACACCGGCACCATCCATGTTGCGCTGAAAGTCGATGACAAGGGCTCTGTCAAGGTTATCCAGAACGTGGGGAAGGAATCCAAGACCACGGGAGAGAAGGGCAGAAAAGCGTTTGGGGATATGGATAAGAGCGCCAAAGGTTTTGCCGGCAGCGCCAAGATGTCGGCTAATGCCATGCTGAAAATCGGTGCGGGTGTGGTATCTGTGGTGGCCCTGGCAAAAGCCTGGGGCAGCTTGAAGTCCGCCGCAACGGAATATGTCAAGCTGGCCGGGGAGCAGGAAGCAGCCGAGCGCAAGCTCCAGGCGGTACTGAGGTCTACCGGGGAGGCGGCCGGGTATAATATCGACCAGCTCAAGGCCATGGCCGGTGAAATGCAGCAGGTGACCCGGTATGGGGATGAGGTCACGCTGTCGGCCATGGCCATCCTTGCGACGTTCAAACAGGTGCGGGGGGAAGGGTTTGAGCGTGCCACCAAGGCGGCGATGGACATGGCCACGGTCATGGGCACGGATCTCAATTCCAATATCCTGCAAATCGGGAAGGCATTGAATGATCCCATCAAAGGGATCACGGCGTTGAACCGGGCCGGAGTCCAGTTCACGGATCAGCAGAAAGATCAGATTGCGGCTTTGCAGGAATCCGGCCGGACGATGGAAGCCCAGAAAATGATTCTGGCGGAGCTGGAAAGCCAGTTCGGCGGGGCCGCCGAAGCCATGGCAAAAGACTTCAACGGCGGCTTGATCCAGGCCGGCAACGCCATGGGGGATCTCAAGGAAGAGATGGGATTTGTCATCACCAAAAATGAATTTTTTATCCAGCTCACCCAGCTGGCCAAAGACCAGTTTGCCGAGTGGACGGAGAAGATCAAGGAAAACCGGGAAGAGCTGATGTTAATGGCAAAGTCCGGGGCCATTAGCGTGGTGGAGGCGTTTAAAGTGATGGCGGCGGCGGCCAAGTTTTTTGAAAAGTCTCTGTCAGCGGTCCGGATCACGTTCGGCAGCATGGTGCAGCTGGCGGCTAAGGCGCAAATTGAATGGTACGAAACCATGATTCACAACCTGGAACACTTCAGCACCAGGATGGAAAACGGCGTGGTATCTGTCAACATCGAGCGCCAGCAGCAGGTATCGGCCCAGCTCCAGGAATACAAAAACAAGCTGTCAGAAGCCAACGCGACGCTGAAGGCTGCCAATTTGATGATTGAGGGCAACTCTGAAAAGATCATGGAAAACGAAAAGCAGTATGCGGACCTTGAATCATCGATTGACGGCTTTTTATCAAAAATGAAGGATTTGCCCGCTACAGCTGCCGAGGCCGCAGACGGCATCGGCGGATTGGGAAATAACCTGGACGGCACCAAAGGCGAGATTGACGAAACCGCCCAGGCGGCCTGGGAGCTGGCAGCAGCTCTCAACGCCATCAAATACAACGAGGAGGCCATCCAGGAGTCCTGGCACGATTATATTACCGAGATGAACCGCCAGATTGCCCGGGAAAAAGCCGCGTATGAAAAGCTCCAGAAAGACAAATCAAAAGCCGATGAAGCGGCCACAAAGGCCATGGCCAAGGCCCATGACAAAGCCGTCGAGGAGATGGAGCGCAACTACGAGCGCCTGTATGACAACATCCACGACGTCAACGCCCAGTTGTGGCGGGATCTGATCACTGACGGCGGCAATGCATTTGATATTCTCAAGGACAAGGCCCTGGATGTATTCGCGCAGATTGCGGCCACGTGGTCCACAGGGCTGGTGATGAATGTCATCACCGGGGGCCAGGGCGCGGCCGGGATGCCGTTTTCCGGAAGCCAGGCCGGCACCGGGCTGCTGTCGAACCTGTCTTCTTTGAAATCAATCTACGGCATCGGCAGCACTTACGCCAACTATGGCAT